CGCCGACCTGGGGTAACCGGGGCCATCAACCGGCCGTTCCATGTGGCTTGCAATCCAAGCATGAGTTCTTCCCGTGCCGACACGATGTCGAACGGTGTTTCAGTAGTCGCAGCCAACGTGTCAATGTTGGCATCTGGGTATGTAGGAGCGCTAAGCGTCTTCATATTACGTGTTTCTTTCTATTTCAGGGGAGAGTGATTTACACCCAAGCCCAACGGGCTCAGGCGCATTCGTTTTAGTCGTGGCTAAAATCCGGCCACGGTTCGTCTTGCCCTTGCGGGCGAAAGTGTGTATGCAGGCTGCATGAGTGATCAACACCCACAGGCGCAGCCCTTCAAGAAGGCGAAAATGTCCAAAACTGACTGGCTCGAAGTCAAAGCCAGAGCCGAAGCCGGAGAAGCATACGAATCCATCGCCGCCCGCTTCCCCATCGGAACCTCAGCCATCGTCAAGAAGGCCGTAAACGAACGTTGGGTAACCCCTAGACGCCTCGCAAAGGGCATGCGCGGCGAATTGTCCGCAGACGATCCGGCAAGCGCTTCAGCGGCAATTTGGAAAGAGCGCCGCGAAAATGCCAGAGAGACTGTATTTCAAGGAGCCAGCAAAGCCCTTCAAAGATTCTTCGCCATGGCCCCTGTCCCCCAATCCTTTGGTGAGGCCGCCATCGCCCACAAACTCATGAACGACGCCATCTCCCCGCCCGACGAACAAGTCAATCACACCAACGTCAATCTCGCGGTATTAACTCAAGTCGGGTTCTCACCACGCATGCAGGACTAAGCTTTTAGCCAGTACACTAGTACGTCACCGCCCTCCGTCCGCCCTACTCAAATAAGCACCTAAAAGGCCTGTAAACACTCTCGGAACGGCTCTAAAGGGCACTTAAAGGCTCTCTTGTGTGATTTAAATCGTTCAAGCTCAGTAGTTTAGGACGGGACGAACGAACGGACGGGCTTAGCTATGTACATATTGTACTAAGAGTGGTGGTGCTAGATCAAGACAATAGTAACTTGAGTAGTTTACTAAGGATTAGTAAGTGGTTGAGAATGAACGGAAAGAGCTTTGAATTATTTTCGTCCGACCGTCCAATAAAGACGAAATGAGCCAGCTTCTTCCCTCCCACGATGATTGACCTTGTAAATACAATAGTCGCAGCGATGGGATGCGGACGAGGGCTTACTGCTCCCCGAGCTAGAGGCACCGACCCATCACAGGCCGATGCCCCACGCTCGATTAGCCGTGGCTAAAACGGAAGACCCTCAATCCACTTGGCGACGTAAGGCTTCCGAACCACCCATTCGGTCCAGACCCATTCCTCAAAAGGAGGAAGGCAGAGGAACTCGTTCAGGATGCTGTATTGCTCTAGTGCTTTGTTTTTCATGGTAGTTGGTTTCTTTCTTGGTTCAGGATGTTCTTCAGTTGTTTCTCACGGGCCTCTAGCACGCGCTCGGCCTTGCGCTTAATGATGATGCGCTGGCAGTCGCGCACGAAGCTCTCAAGCTTATCCTTGGGCTTCATGGCCGCACCTCCGTGTGTTCCGGGGCAATACCCCGTGAGTTGGTGTCGGCCCAGCCACAGGCAGCAAGGATGCCACCTACGACGATAGCGAGCCAGACGATGCGGTAGAGCATCATGAAGAAGCTCACGTTGTTCTCTTCAAACGGGTGTTTCATTGTAGTGTTGTTCTATTGTTCTATGTTGTTCTGTATCAGTGTGTAGTGCGTATGCAGTGTGCATACGTGGACTACGGTGAGTGCAGGATGCATCATCATGATACAGTGACTGCTGAGTGGTGTAGGGGCGACGGGTGTCGACTCCGAACGCCTTGAACTCACAGAGACGAGGAAGACAGTATGGGTTCAGTGTGACAGATTTTGATTTTCAGTCACTTACGAAAAAAAATCAAAAAATAAAAATTTTAGCCGGGGCTAAAGTGGTGGTTTGACGATCATGGATTGACGAATGTGAGGGACAAGATAGTTTGATGTTCATGAGTGAGACGCTAAAGGGTTTCTGTATTCAGAAGGGGTATAGTGGGCGGGAGGTGAATGCGGTGTTGGACGGGGCGGTTCGGATGGGAGTGGGTGTGTGTTGGAGTGAGGAGGCGTTGGATGGGTGTGTTCCGGTGGGGACGGTTGAGTTTTGCGCTCCGGTGTTTGGTGATCACCGGGTTGATTTCTTTCCGGGGTTTTTGTGGGACTTGCTGAATCGTGGAGTGTGTAGGACGACGAAGGGTCAGCTTTACCGGCCGATGTTCGTTAAGGACGCGACGGCGTGGAAGTCGGACTACGTGACTGAGTTGAAGCCGTCGGGATACATTTTGCCACCGGGCGACTGGTGGGTGAGTGAGCCGGTGACGTTTGTGAACGAGTGGCGGTATTACGTGGCAAATGGACGGGTGGTGACGACGGGTTGGTATGCCGGAGAGGATGAAGACGCGCCAGCTTCACCGTGTGAGGTTGAGTGGCCGGAAGGGTTTTCCGGAGCGGTGGATTTCGGAGTGCTTGAAAATGGAACGGTATCGCTGGTCGAGTGCCACGCTCCGTTTGCGTGCGGGTGGTATGGAGAGAGGCACGAAGATTACGCGAGGTGGTTGTGGGAGTCGTGGAAGGACCGGAGTTCGTGGTTGACAGAGTGAGGTGGGTTTCAGAGTTTGCGTCATCTCGCCCGCCATGTGTGGAAGGAGTTACCGGATCGCTCAGGCGATTTCAGCCAGACGCCACCGGATCAGCACTTGTAACGCGGCGGGAAGAATTGACCACTGTATCAGGTAAGCAGACTCTTATTTTAGCCACGGCTAAAAAAGCCTTTTCGTGAATCGGATAATCAAGTAAGGCGTAGGGCATGGTAACTGCCGCAGCGCCCGATCCGAGTGAAGTTAATATTGACGGGATGATCTTT